TTTGATCCTTTAAATACAGAAGATAAAGGAGCATATTCTTTTTGGGAAGGGATAGATAAACCTAATAATTATTCTAGAAATTTATTAATTAATCCTGATAAGAATAAAGTAAATCCACTTGCTCCCCAATATGAAGGTAAATTATTTAATATTCTCATTAATATAGAATATGCTCATAAAACTTTAAAAGAATTATCTGATAATAAAGATAAAGAAGTAAATTTATTAGAATACATAAATACTATATTAGATGGAATTAATTTAAGTTTAGGAAAAATAAATAATTTCAGAACATTTGTAGGTGATGATGGAAAAACATTAAGAATTGTAGATGAAGAACCTGTTGAACCTATAACCTCAGAAAATTTACTAACAATTCCTAATTTTGGGTTAAATTCTATAGCATATGATTATGGGTTTAGTTCTAAAATTGGTCCTAATTTAGGTCGTCAAATAGTAATAGCAAACCAAGCTAGAGATACAGGAGGAGTAAAACAATTTTCAGATGATGTTTTATCCTATCAAAGTATGAATATAGATGTTATTGATAGATTTTCTAAAACAAAACTCCCACCTGTTGTTAAAAAAACTACTGATACAGATGAAAAAACAGGTAAAACTCTAAAAACTCAACAAAAATTATTCGATCATCTTTATTATTGCTACTCAGGAGATGAAAAAGCAAACATTGGTTTAAAAACAGAATCTTTAAATGATTTAGTGAATCCCTTTTCTGATTTAATGGGTAAAAGGAAAAAAACAGCTAAATCTACAGGTACACCTTTAATTCCTCTAGAATTTAATATGACTATAGATGGTATGTCTGGTATTTTAGCTTATAATGCTTTTTTAATTCCTAATAATCGTTTACCTAAAAAATATAGAGGCAAAATAGCATTTATAATATTTTCTATTAACCATAGTTTAGATAATAATAAATGGACTACTACTTTAAGAGGGCAAATTATAAACCTAAACAACCCAGATTTTAAACCTGATACTAGTACAATAAGTGGAACAGGGGATCCTGTTTCTCCCCCAACCGGAACTTCTATTGATGTAGACTTCCCAGAAGTAGAAAGAACTCCACCTACTGTAAGTATAGGTAATACAGATATTCCTGATAATTCATTTACTCCAAATGAACTACCAGATGCATCAACAGGACAACCTGTAACTTTACAACCACAAACACAACCTACACCAGATCAAGATATTACTGCGATTGTAAACTTTATTAAACCACTAGAAGGATTTAGAGAAACACCTTATCCAGATCCTGATTGGGAACGTATTCGTATTGGATATGGTAGTGATACAATTACTAATCCCGATGGTAGTTTTTATAAAATTACTAGAAAAAGTAGAGTAGATAGACCAACTGCCGAATTAGATTTAATTCGTAGAGTAACAGATGAATTTAAACCTAGAGTTGTAAGTAGATTAAATAGTAGAGGTGTATCTTATGATAGTTTACCTTTGAAATTAAAAGTAGTATTCGTAGATTTAGCATATAATTACGGTACTTTATTCTTTGATTTTATAGAAGGATATAAATCAGATGGAGTACAAGGAGTAATAAATGAATTACAAAGAAGAGCTAATATAGGAGGAACACAAGTACCTTCTCGTAGAAATGCTGAAATAAAATATTTAGGAGGATAATGGCATACGTACCTAAAAATATGGTTAACCAAAACTTGTACACCAATGGTGGGGAATTTATAGACCCTTCTACTGGTGAATACTACCAAGGTTACTATCACCAATACTATTCAGGACAAATATATAGTGGTAAAGGTCCTACTGATGCTAATCGTAAAAGTTTAAGTAGTGCTCCTCCGGTAACTTTATCAGTACAAAACAAGGTAGCTCCTACTAGAAAAAATATAGCTTATCAAAAAATAAAACCTTCTGATCAAGAAGTATATAAATTTGGTTTAACACCTGAATCTTATTACCCATTACCTACTAGTAATGATTATCAAAAAGGTGCACTTATAAGATATTTTGCTAAATCTCGTAATCAATCACCTCCAGTTATTTTAGAGATTGATAAAATCACACATGATGATTTAAGATCACAAAGAGGTAAATATAACTATGCATTATGGTCTGTAACTTCATTATATTGGAAAATTACAGGTCCAATTAAGGATTCAAAAGATAAATTTGGAGTTTTAAAAGCAGGTATTTCTAATACAAATGAAAGAATTGTTGATAAAACAAACATTAATTTCAGAGGTATAAAAGGTTATTTATCTGATTTAATTCAATTTTCCCCTAAAGCAGATTTAGAATTAGTTACTAATGTCTACGCATCTAAAGGACAATTAATTGTAAAATTAGACAATAGCGAATATGAAGGTTATTATCATGTAATGGCCGATGGCACCATAATGGATGGATCTACACACGAACAATCAACAGGTAAAATACTTTTGGCAGGAGATGTGTTAATTCAAAATCAAGTTAGTACATTGATAAACACAGCACTTGGAGAATTAGGTGCACCCTAAAGTTATGAATAAAAGGTTATGTATTATATTATTGAAACAGAAGAGCAGCTAAAACGGCTGTATTGTAAAGGAACAGACTGTTATATTCATATCATTCCAATGAATGACGAATATCATTCTGCTTTGACTTCACCCTGCCTTTTATATTTTAGAACACTTGATAATAAAGGATACATTTTCCCTATTAACCATTCAGAGGCTTTTAAATTACCCTTTGAAAAAGTGTTAGAATGGATAGAATCTAAATATGAAAAAATATACACTATAAATAAAAAGGAGTGTTTATATCACTTCGATTCACCAAAATTAATAGATGTAGATTATGATGATAATAGCATGGATCATTCTCTTATTCGGTCCCGTACTTTTGATAGGCATGGACATTTACCATTCTGTAACTCGTTGGTACCTATCTCAAAAATTTATGAGACGGAAGAAAAAATATTTGAAGAGATTAGAGGAACAATCCCAGAACAAATAAATGAATTTTACAATGATACTTTCCCTAGAGTATTTAAATCAATTGAAGAACAAGGGTTAAAAGTACACCCTGATTATTTCGATAAGCATTTCAAATACCATGAGAAAGAATGGTTTTATCACGCAGATACAGTGTATTCTAAATATAACCTATATAATCTCACCACTCGCCCCACAAATTCATATAACGGTGTTAACTTCGCTGCCTTAAATAAAAATGATGGTTCAAGAACTGCATTTATACCGAAAAATGATATGTTCTTTGAATTCGATTACGACGCTTATCATGTGAGAATCATGGCTAAACTAATTGATTTTCCATTAGACAGGGGCTCTGTACATACTCAATTAGGACGTATGTATTTCGATAAAGATGAGCTAACTCCTGAAGAATATGCACAATCTAAAGAACTGACATTTAAACAATTATATGGAGGTGTATTTAAAGAATATAAAGAAATACCGTTCTTTAAAGCAATGAATGAATACATAGACAAACTATGGACCCTATTTAATGCTACAGGAAAATTAGAATTAGTAGGAGGTAAAATATTAGATAAAAGTGAAATTAACAATCCTACACCAAATAAAATACTAAACTATGTTATTCAGTCTGCAGAAACACATAACAATGTAATTTCTGTAAAACAAGTCATAGAATATTTGGAGAATAAACAAAGTAAGGTTATATTGTACACATATGATTCATTCTTGATCGATTATGCAGTTGATGATGGAAAGGAAGTACTAAAAGAAATTAAAAAGTTATTAGAAATTAAAGGTTATGTTATTAAGGTTGCGTATGGCCCTAACTACAATTCCTTAAAAGAGTTATAAATGAAAAAATTTGAGTTATTTCCTACTACAGTGATAGAATTTGATTTTACTTCTCATCCTAATCTAAAATATATCACTAAAAATATAAATCAAAATCAATCTAGACCCCATAACTTAATAGAAAATGGAGTAAGTAGTTTTTCACCTACTAGAAATATATTACTCTCCCCAGACTTAATAGAGTTAAAAAATGATTTTCAAAAATGTGTAGATTATTATTCTAAAGAATTAAAAATTTACAGTACATACATACATCAAAGTTGGTTTAATATAATGGAAAACCAAGGAAAAGTAGCACCTCATAACCATGGAAATAGTGTATTAAGTGGTGTCTTTTATCCTTTTTTAGAAGAGGATACCTGTAATTTATTTTTCCAATCTCCCTTATATACAGCTCTAAATTTTTTACCCTTATACCCTACTACCCAACATTTTCAAGATGACTTTAAAATTGATATAAAGTCAAACCATCTTTATTTATTTCCTGGGTGGTTAACACACTATACAGAAAAAAATAAAGGAAATAAAAGAATTGTAATTAGTTTTGATACTAAGTTTTACTAATATATATAATATTTATTATGGATTACGATATAAATTTTGACGATTTGGCAAACAAATTATTTTGCACCTTTACCGCTGAAGAACAGCTAGATTCCACCCTAGATACTATAAAAGAACAATATCAAATATTATTTAATAAGATATTTGTTTTATATGTAGAATCAACTAAGGAATATGTATGTACCTACAATGTAGATTCTTTCAATATGTCTGATAAGATATTAGAGAATACTATCCTTTTACATAGAAAAAAAGAATCTAACACATTATATACAATTAACGCACTTAATGATTTAATTCGTTCTTTGAATGGAGGTAATTTAGATAAATCATATAGAGTAAATTGGCAAGATTACCGCAACTGTATTCTACTCACAACCAGTGGCGAGTTAAAAAAATTAGATACCAAAGTTCACGAAATAATTAATTTCTAGT